TGCGGAAACTGTAGTCATGCAGCTCGGCCAGCAGGAGAATTTCTGAGTTTTCTACTAGCCATGTCCATGCCTCTTTGGCTTTGGCTCTGCCTTCTCGAGTTGGTGGAAAGCCCATATCAACTGCGTAACCACTGGCGTGGACACTTAGGTTTTTAGACCCGCGCATTGGGCGATTGACGTACATACCAAGGTTGGTGAAGCCCCAGCGTTTATTGCATAGCTCGTAAAACTTCTTGGTAATTGGTGACGTGGCTTTGCCGTCCCAACTAGGAAAAAAAGGGTACTTGCGAGCGGTCATGGTGCTGGTGGGTCTTTCGGTCTGTCCTTCAAACCATTACCCGCTAATACCCCCAAGAGCCCGCCAGTGAGGGTAGCAAGCATGGGACTCAATACGGCCCAAGCCGATTTGTCATTTTCTGAGACTTCGAGAGGCTGTGTCACGAATAGCAATCCGAAGAGCAGAGCCAAGATGGAAGCAAGGAATGCGAGTGTTAAGCCAATGGCTACGACAAAGATTAGACGTGCTTTTATTTCTTCGTTGCTTAGTCTGTTTTCGGGTTTCATACGCACTTTCCGCCTGTCCCGTATGCGGGGGCTGGTGTTGTTGGGGTGATTGTTTCGGTTACTCCGCGTAGGGCTTTGTTTTTGGTTGGTGGGCAGTTGAGTCGTTCACGGTCTGCGCAAGCAGTCAGCGAGCCTAAAAACACCAATAGAATTAGGGTTTTTCTCATCAGGTGCTACCCATATCTTCAATGGTCAACTGGGAAACATAACCAGCAGAAGCAGCGCATCTTGCAGTACCGCCACCAGACGGTTGAAAAGTTGCCACAAAAACAGTAGAACCTGCGGGAAGCGTTGTAACTATTTGGCAAATACCTGTTGTTTGGCCTGAACTTGACAATTTAACGGCGGCTTCGTTGTAGCGCGTTCCGGAAATACTTGTAATTCTGATAGTTAATGCAACAAAATCAACGGTGCCAGCATTGTAATTTATGGCGGGTTCAAAGTATGTAATGCGGTAATAACGGTTTGCTACAGCAGTAAAAGATGCAGAAGTCAGGCGCAAAGTTTCAACAGATACGTTTGCTGAACTAGTTGTAGATTGTGTTTGACTGACTATGCCCCACGGCAGGTTATTCATTTGTGCCGCCGTCAGCACTGCGCCTGTAGTAAATGTGGTGTTTATAGCCATAGTTAAAATCCTAACTTATTGTTGTCTAATTTGCCGTAGATGGCATCGTTGAGAATGAGATATGCGTTGGTGTCCTGCCCAGACATATACACCGTAACCCGCGTCTGCTCAGGTGTAGTGCTAATCGAGATACCTTCAAGAATCGTATTAAAAGTTTGCCCGCGAAAATAAATACGGCCCAAACAGTTAATAGCGCTAGTAATAACTTGGACAACGTCAAAGTTGAAATTGTTTGGTGGTGGATAACCAGACACGGTTTGCTGAACATCAGTAAAAGTAATAGAAGCCAAAGTTTGGTCTTTGGTTTGAAAGTTATTTAACACCCACTGGGCATGGTCAGAAGCCTGGCCTGTCGTATAGTCCAGCGTGTCTTTGTCCCAACCGTAAATTGGGGTTACCCCTAGGGTGGCGGTCTGAGCTGCTACAGCTGCCGGTGTAATAGTTACCGATGTGTAGTAGTTGTCGGCACTGCTTCGAAACTCAATTTTCTCGTATTTCATTTGATACAAAGAACTAGCGCCAGTGCCGTCATTCCAGTCAAACGTTGTCTGCTTCGGGGTGTTCCTGCCAAACCAGTAAATGTTTGGGGTGCTTTGATAGGTGAGGCTTCCAGCAAACATTCGCGCCTCTTCGGTGCGGGTAATTGTGTTAATTAAGTTGTAAGCGTTGCCTGTGTAAGTTTGAGCGCTGCCAATAGAACGACCCGTAAAAGGCGCTATAGATAAACCAACAGTGGTTCCTACTTGGGACACTTGAGCATCTGTAACAGCTTGGGCTAGTGCGTAGTTGTTTAGTTGTACGCGGCCCCAATCGGCTTGGATGCCTTCACATTCAATAGTGACCCTGTCGTCATTAGGGACAATGCCGTAGTCAATTTTAACGTCACGAACTCGACCCCAAAAGGCAGCAAAGTTTTCTTGGCCTTCCACTACTCCTGGCTTGTAAATGTAAGCAATAATCCTGTCACCAAGTTTTGGTGCTGTTGTCCAGGCAGACGGAAAAATAGATTCCACTGTCATGGTGTCAATTGAGTAGTCGTCAATCTGTAATCGGCGGCCACGAAAAATGTTGATGTTCTGGACGCTTGGCAGCGTTACCCATGTACTAGCGGAAAGGAAATCTACCTTCCATTGAAAAGCGGTAGCCATTAGTAAACCGTTACCGGCAGTGGGCCGTTGCTTCGGTTGTAGCGCCTTAGGGCATCTACCACTGCTTGAGGGTCGCCGCCGTTTACGTTGATAGTGATACCGCCACCACCGCCCATGCCAAATTCGCCCATGCGGTTTAACGGTATGACAGCTTCTGGGCCGTTGCCTTCACCAATCATTGCCAACGTTGGCCCTGTGACTATTCCACCCTCAGCCAACATTGGAATGTTAGGTACGTCAAATCCTTTACCGCCGATGCCTGGCACCCAGCCTGGGATATTAAATGAGAGCTTGCCAAAAGTGTTGTTCCAGATTTTGGCTATGCCGTTAAAGATTGTTTTAGCCACTGTGTACATGGCTTCAAATGCAGGAATGGTGACGTTGTTAATCCAAAACTTAATGCCACCAAAAACAGCATCTACAACAGTTTTGAATGGCTCAAATTTTTTGTAGGCCGTGACCAGTAGCGCGCCTAAACCAACTACGGCAATGGCAATAAGGCTGAATGGGTTTAGGGCCATAGCGATATTGACAGCAACAATGGCTGCAGCGATAGTGGCAATAGCAATGCCGATGCCTAAAAGAATCTCTGGGTGTTCCGCTGCCCAGTCACCCATACGCACCAAGAACGGCAACACCGCTTCAATGGCTGGCAAAAGAGCTGCACCTATTGACTCTTTGGTTTCCGATAGCGCAATGCCTAGGCGTTCAAATTTGCCTTGTGCAGTGTTGGCAGCATCAGAAGCAGCACCGCCAGTGGTCTGAGCCATTAAGGCCATGACTTCTTCAAAGGTTGCACCGTCTTTAATCATGTCTCGATATTCAGGTGCCAACTTCTGTAGCGCGGTCATGTTTCCGCCGTAAGCCTTTTCAAGAGCTGCAGTAACTGTTTCTAATGGCTTGCCCGATGCCGTTGAGATATCCATTGCTTGCGCTGCTAATTCTTGCGCTTTGGTGACGTCGCCAGTTGCCTTGACCAGACGACCCATCACGGGCCTTAGTTCGTCATCAGTAAAACCTAGAACTTTGCCTTGTACGGATATCCAATCCTCATTCGCTTTTATCTGAGCGTCAGTAGCGCCCGTGACGCGCTCGAGAACACCCGCAAGTTTGTCCTGTGCAGCGGCATCTTCTATAGCGCCTTTAGTGGCATCAAATAATGCAGCGCCTACAGCGACCAGTCCAGCAGCTGCAGGTACGGCTGCTTTCTTAATAGCAAATTGGGCTTTCTTGCCGGCACCCTCAAGGCTTGCGAATTCCTTTTTAGCCTGGTCAATTCCTTTGGAATTAAACTCAGAGATAATAGGGATAAATACAGCCATTACTGAACCAAGTTTCTGTTTACGGACTTCATGACTTCCTCAATGGCGTCAAGAATGTCCTTAGTTGCTTGGCCGTAAATGTAGGAACGGGCTCGCCACATACCGCGTTGTGCTTTGCCATATCGGCTGTCTAAGTCCTGCACAAATTGTGACCCGCTGTTACGCAAGCCCGCAAGGTCAAAGAAAGCACCGCCGGCGTTTTTCTGTATCAAAGTCACCAAGGGAATATTGCCATTCTTGGCGCGTCCGCCTATTTGGATAGTGACGCCTTTGCGCACTTTCTTGGCGTCATAACCTAAACGGGTGCCACCCTTTTTAGATGGGGCCATGCCAGACAATGGCGGCTTGTCGTCTGGGTATTTAGAAGCAACCTCTGTAACCATCTGACCACCAGCGGCTTTTATTTTATTTGTGGCTTTGAATTTGGTTTTGCTGTCAAGCTTGCCAAGTTCGGCGAGGGCTGCCTTGAGTCCGTAAATCTCTGTGCTAACTGTGGCGCTCATTTTTGTTTTTTCCTCGACTCGTTGATGATACTAATGCAAGTAGCCAAGTCGGGAATGTCAAATGCTATGTCAGGCGGCCAAAATCCTGTTTCTACCAGCAGTGATGCTAGTGAATATCGGAAGGTGCCGCCTCGGTAGGGTTTGGGCTTTCACTGTCCACAACCTCTAACGAGACTAACTGCTTAATGAAATCGTCAAGCATTAACGGCAAAGGCGAGATGCCTGAAACCTTGGCGGCTTCGTGAGCCATAAAGGCTAAGTCCTCAATGCCGATACCGCTGCTAGATATTTCACTGGCTTTGCGTTTGTATTTGCGTTCCCAATTTACGATGACCATGAGGTTAGTTTTGACTATGACGGGGCCATTGCCCAGGTCTATTTGCAGTGTTAGTTGCATTGTCGGCTGCTTTCTGTTTTAGGTTTTACGCTGGTGGCGTAATGTCTCGAGCGAATGTGCCACCAGTGAAGGTGACTTCAATCATTGACAGTTCACCGTATGAGCCGTTGATTGGCTGAAACGATGCGAGGAATGCATTAGTGACTGTGTACTCAGGGTTGGTTGCTGATTCGGCAGCGCCAGCAGGCGAGATGGTAATCACGGAAGTGCCGGTACCGAGTGCAGCTGTAAGTGCTGCTTCAACAGATGTTGAACCGTAAGAGGCGTAGCACGTCAATGTAACCTCGACCTGTTGAAGGCCCTTTACGAACAGGTGCCCAGAATCTCCGAAGCTAGTGCTCTCAAGAGCGTCATAGCCCACTGTGATGGCTGCGGACGAAGTGACCGTTGTGGCATCAAATAGGGTGCCACCAGTAAGAGGAAGAATCGTTACTGTTGGGTTAGTTAAATAAGTGGTGGTGCTGGTGGCCATAATTACTCCTGGTCATGTAGGTGTGTCGGGCCACCGCTGTTGTTTAGATTATTACAGATTTTAGTCTGTCTCGTGTGCATTATAGGTTTTGCGCTTGCATACGAATGGTTAAATCGTACGCGGGGAATTCTTGCCCACCGATAGAAGCCAATGCAGGGTTGCCAGAAACGACCGCCACGTTCTTTCCTAGAAGGCCAGCAGAGATGGCTAACAAGGGCCGTAGCGTGTCCAAGTTGCCTGGGCCTATACCGATAACCCGCACAGGAAAAATCATTGTGACGATGTGGTCATTCATGGCTGTAAATGATGGGGCGTCTATGAAGCAGCAATTACTGTTCAAATTCCTTGGGTCAGTGACAACCCGCAAGCCCGTGATGGTTGCCAGAGTAGTGGCTAGGTCATCTATGGCTTCATTGAATAGGTCTGTGTATGCCATTAGGCCACCGCTGGACGGTCAATGCCGAGCAGCTGCTTAACCATCGGCGTAAAAGCATTAGTGGTAATGGCTTGCCCCATTGAATCAAAACTTGCAAATTGGTCAATGCTTCCGCGCTGACGGAAATACGCACCGGCAAGCATGATGGTTCCGAGTGTCACGTCTCCCGATGGGCTGGTCGCTAAAGCGTCAAAATAGGACGCCTCTTGTCTGCGCCTGTACGCGACCTGATTACCGGCACTGGTGCATTGTGCCAAGAAGGTCGTTTCATCGGCTGTAGGGCTCGTTAAACCGAGCCACAACTGAACCTGCGCGCTAGTTACCCATGTGCACGTCTGGGTATAAACCAAGGTGCCAGGGGGGATTGCTGCAGAGCGTTCCAAATCACCGTCAGCGTCATAAAACATGACTTGGTTAGGTATCGGGAAATCTGCGTCAAGCAGAATGTCACCTTGGCTGTCTATGCCTCGATAGAGGTATTGAGGCAATGCGTAAACAGTATGTGTGCCGTTTAACTGATGACCCACCCCTGTAATGGTGATGGATTCACCGATAGCAATATCGGTGTTCTCCAGTGTTTGGACAACCGCATAGTCATCCAAACGCTGGTGGAAAATAACACTATAAGTAGCCATGATTGGCTATCGCCTTTCGGACTAACCGATTGCGATGCTTTGAATGAAGCTTGATTTTGCAACAAATGTGGCGAAGTACTGGTGGATACTCAGTGTCCTGCCCAATGTTGATGGGTTTTCGAAGCTCTGCAATTGAGCGCCAGATTCGTAAATTTCGAAGCCTGGTGCGTACACCACAAGCATGGTTTGAGCAGCAAAGTTGTTATCAACAACAACATTCAAGCCGAGCACATTCATGCTGGTGTACTGCAAACCTGAAACATTACCAATTGAGTTGGTGGTCATCATTCCGTTGGCGTTGTAACCAAAGACAGGACGCTTGTCTGCGTCAGTCTGACGGCCCAAATAATCCCAAACATCTGGTGACACGCAAAGATGAGTTGGGAAGAAGTTTGAATCTTCTGCAATCTCACGCGCTGCGTCATACAAAGCTGTGAATAGTCCTTGTGGGTCTCCAGCAGTAATAGTCCATGTCGAACCTGATGCTGTCTTACCAGCGACAAGTGCATCGGCTGCAATGTCGTCAGTCTTAATCATTACTTGACCAGCAAGGTCGTTTAAGACAAGTTGCAATGCTGCAGGGTCTGTGAAGTCAATGTCTTGCTGTGAAAGAGTGACTTGGCCAGCGACAGTTTGTTTAGTAACTGTGTTTGATGCAATCACCATTGTGGTGGCTGATACTGCGTCAAGTTGGTTTGCCTGTACGGCTGCACTGGTGTGAGTGGTGATGGTTGGGCGAATGAACTGACGTGATGGTGTTGCTGGCATCGCGCGAGCCCCAAATGCTGTGACCACAGGACGAACGAAGTTCAAATCTTGGAACAGAGGGCCGAGCACGTTGAGGTTCAAGAGGCCCGGCGTGTCCCCCGTAACAATGTCGCCAGCTGCTGCTTGCAATGCTGTTTGGTTACGGCGCTGTGCTTGCTTGAAGGCATCATTCACTTTGCGGTAGGTGTCTCCACCAATGTGGTAAGCAGCGAGAAGTTCGCTAGCTGATGGAAGGGCAAATTCGCGCTTTGGCTGTGCAAAGAGGGCTGATGCTTCGATTACTTCTGGGGCTGGTGTTTCTGACACTGGGTTCTCCTGTGGCTCTGTGGGTTCTGGCTCGTCGGGTGCCGTTTCTGTATTATTGCTGATTTCCTCATTGG